TAGAAATAGCATTAGTTCGTTTTACACTTTTTGGATATCCCCATATTTATTCAAATGTTTTTACTTCACTTATCTTTTTAAGATGTTTCTTGATATACTGGGGAAAATCAGCTAACGTGGTATTATAATCCATCAAAGTACCACACCCACAACGACATGTTGGTTGTATGTTGTTATATTTAGTTTGAATTAAATAATTTTGCCTATTAAGTTTATGTTCATGTAAAACATGTTTGGCAAATTTAAATTTATTATCTGTTTGATAATCACAATAATAACATTTTTGCATAAAAAACCCTCCTATTTTATTATAAATATAATAGGAGGATTTAAAAATGCAATTAGACTACAATATATTTAATTAAAATTAATAATATATTCTAAAAATTCAACACACAAAAATCAGGCTGGATAGTCATTGTTAATTCAACTGCTTTATCTACATCACTCCAGTCATAATCTCCCCAGTTAGCTTCAGTAATAAAAGCTCCTTTAATAATCCATTCTGAAACAACATCACCTACAGGACCAAGTATATCTAATGTTAAATCTTTTTTATAGAAGTCAGAATAACCATCCCTACCTGTTACAGATTCATGATGTAAACGAACCCATTCAATTAATGATTGGGCTCCAGATGGAGTAATAGGATCATACAACGTAAGAGTAATTGGGTTCCATTTACTTTTTCCTTTTACATAACGATCTACATTTATATGATTTAATGTAGTTGTTCCTTGTGTAAGAGTAATAGCAGATACTTTTTTAAGAATAAAAGAAGGAAAACCCTCTACGTATAGTATAAATCTATTGGGTTGTTTGGGCTCAAAAGCCGTAAAGAATATTTCATTTGGTGATAATATAGCCATTTTATTTTATTTTTAGTTCAATTATAACTATAAATACCTTATGTTTTTAATAAAACTGTTTGTATATTTATTAACGTAACATTATTTAAACCCAAACACATATTAATGGCTAGACAAAAATCGATAAAAAAAGAAATAATATGTAAAAATTGTAATGTTTTATTTTTAGTTTTACCTTCATCCAAACAAGAATTTTGTTCTAGTTTATGTGCCCAACAATATAAAGGAAAAAATAAATTATGGTTAGAAAAACGAAAAGAAACTTGTTTAAAAAAATATGGTACTCAAGTAGCATTTCAATCAGAACAGGTGCAAAATACTTATAAAAATAATTTAATAAAAAAATATGGAGTTAATAATCCATTTTTAGTTAAAGAATTTAAAAATAAAGCTAATAATACAATAGAACAAAAATATGGTACTAAAACAGCATCTCAAAATCAACAAATAAAAGATAAAATATCAGAAAAATTAAAAAATAGAATAGTATCAAGAAATAATTTTATAGATGTAAAATGGGAAAAATTAATGAATTATCATAAAGTTTCAGGAATGAAACCTTTATTTGATAAAGATTACCTAGAATTAAATAAATTAAACCATGCATTTAATAATAAATTTAAATTTCAATGTGATAAATGTTCTGAAACTACTGAAGTATATTTGAGTAATGGATATTTGCCGTCATGTAAATGTTCAGATTATAGAGGGTATTCATTAATTGAAGATGAATTATTATTATTTTTATACGGTTTTATTCCTAAAGAAGAAATTTTTTTAAATAGAAGAGATATTTTACCTTCTAGATTAGAATTAGATATTTATATTCCTAGTTATAATTTAGCTATTGAAATAAATGGAGTTTATTGGCATTCAGAGTCTATGGGTAAATATAAAGACTATCATCTATATAAAACAATAAAATGTAAAGAAAACAATATTGATTTAATTCATATATTAGATTTTGAATGGATATTTAAAAAACCAATAATAGAATCTATAATATTAAATAAATTAGGGAAAACTTTTAATAAAATATATGCCCGAAAATGTGAAGTAAGACAAATTACGGATACTAAAATATTAAAACAATTTTTAAATAATAATCATATCCAAGGTTATACACATTCATCTATTAATTTAGGTTTATTTTATAATAATGAACTAGTATCTGTTATGACATTTGCTAAAAATAGATTTAAAAAAGAATCAAATGAGATAGAAATGGTTAGATTTTGTAATTTATTAAATACTAATATTATTGGAGGAGCATCAAAATTATTTAAACATTTTTTATTGAATTATAATATAGATAAATTGCCAATTATAAGTTTTGCAGATAGAAGATTTTTTAATGGTGAATTATATAAAAATTTAGGATTCAATTTTATTAAAAATACTTCCCCTTCTTACATATATTGGAAAGATAATAAAATATTAAATAGAATGTCTTGTCAAAAACATAAATTAAATAAACTATTAGATATTTTTGATATTAATAAAACAGAATATGAAAATATGTTATCTAATGGTTGGAGAAGAGTGTGGGATTCAGGTAATACTAAATGGATTTTTGAGTAAAAAAATGTAGGATACCTTATTTGATATCCTACATTTCTATTTTTAAAAAATAAAATAATTTATTTAAAAGCTCACCCCAGTTGGAGTTATATTAAAGTTTAAATATATAAATTCAGCTGTTTTTGTTGGTTGTAAATAAATAGCTCCTACCAACTCATTTCTATCTATAATATCACTTGTATTGTTTGTAGAGTCCATAACAACTTTATAAGCATATAAACCTTGTCTTTGTTGAACTGAATCTAAGTATGGATTAACTTGAACTAAGAATTGATTACGAGTAGCTGTTGTATTTTGTTCAAATACTAAGTTATTTGCAATTTGAGAAATATATGATTTTAATTCAATTAATAATCTTCTAACATTTACTCTATCTAATGCACTTGAAATAGTTTGCAATGTTTTCTGACCATATACTACAACACCTCTTCCTGGAAGAGTAGCTAATGGATTTACTTTACCTATATAAAGTGCATCTCTATCTGAGGTTTGTAATTTTCTTTCAGCTTGTCTAACAATAGTTAAACCACCTCTATTTATACCTGCAGGTGCAAACCAAGGAGCGGCAATTCTATCATTAGCTGCATAAACACCAGGTATCAATGTTGAAGCGGGTACCCAAACTAATTGTGATGTACTTGGATCTGTTATTTGTACCCAAGGCCAATAAGCTGCAGCATATGAACTATCTATTGAAAGAGCATCATTTACTGCATTTGTTATTGTTGAAGAATAATTTTCTAAGTCTACAACTAAAATAGCATCACCTCTTTTTTCAACATTTGACAATAAAGTATTTAATGTTGAACTATTGTTAGTATAAATTAAACCTGGGGCTGTTATAATATTATATTTATACTCATCTGTATTTGCTAGTAATGATATAGCAATATCATAATTTCCACTTGTTAACCCTTGAGTATTAGTAGAGTTAATATTTTGGAACATGAATTGATTATTAGTTACTATATTACCTGTAGCTCCACCAAATGCGCCAGTTTGAGCAGTTGGAATAGATGATGTATATTGCGGTTTTGGATTACCACTATTATCTAAATAATCAGGAGTTTTAAAATTTACTTGTTTTACTCTTACATATTTAGATGATAGAGGAAATGAACCTGAAGGTTGTAAATAATATACACCAGAACTATCAGTTTGTACATTTGTGGTTTGATCACCAATTATACGTGCAATATAATTTGGAGATTTAGGATCTAAATTTACATTATTAAATGTTTCTAATATTACTTTGCTTGTTTGGCTATCATTACCTCTTCTTATTAATACTGAAAAAGTACCTGAAGATGTATTAGGTGCTAAAATTTCCCACCTTAAATTATCTTTAGAACCACTAGAATAAATTGAACCATTTCGTAATGTTACTGAATCACTATTCATAATTGTACCTTCACTAAGGGTTTCAAGTACAAAAGATGACGTATATGCACTAATTGAAGATGATATAAATGATGAAGTAGCTGGGGTGAATGAACCAGTTTGAACTCTTGTCACTAATAATGAAGTACCACCTTCTTGAAAGTAATTATAAGCTGAAATTGAAGTTAAGAAACTATAGTTATCTGAGCCACTTGTAAAATAATCACCAAATGCTGCTACATATTCACTATAAGAAGTAACTAATTTAGGTATATTTACTTTACCTTTTACTGTAGGGCCTATAATAGCGGCTCCTGCTTGAATAGGAAGGGATGTTATTTGGGACTGATCATTCTCTATAGCTGCTACACCTGGAGATATAAGGACTTCTGCCATATTTATGTTTTTTATTTTTTATTAATTATATAATAATAAATATGTAAGATTTTTTTAAAATATTTACTGTGGTGTAAATTCTCCAGTATCTATAGAAATTGTACCTTTACCATATTTATCTTCTAATTGTTTAGATAAAATTTGTTCTTCTTCTTGAAGAGAAGAAAGGATTAATTTTATTTTTTCTTTTTTTAATGAAATATTTAAAGCATTTACTTCTAATTCTCCTAAAGTTATAGTAATATCTTGAAGTTTACTTTGTAAATTTTTAATACTATTAATTTCTTCTTGAGTTAAAACTTTTTTTTCCATTTTTTATTTATTTTTACTTTAAAAATTTTACTATGCTAATGAACTACTTCTCCAAGCACCACCTATATAAACATAAATATAATAATTAGATCCATTTTTAGCAGGAACTATTTCCCCTTCATATCCTGGCCAACTAGGAGCAGATGATTGAGTTTGAACTATTATTGATCCTGAATAAGGTCCTTGACTTTTTACTGCAAACGCAGTAGATACACTAGATATATCATTACCATTTCCTACGGCAAAACTACAACTAACTCCACCTATACCAGTATTATTCCATGTTCCTATAACTGTTTGATACTTTACAAAAGCTTGGGTGTTATATCCACCAGCATAACTACCTGTTCCAACAGCAAGTGTATTTACACCTGCTGCATGTGAATACGGCCCATTAGCTACTGTATTATAACCTTCAGCATGTGAATGTAATCCTATAGCAGTAGATAAACCTCCTTCTGCATGTGAACCATATCCTGTAGAAACACAATAAGCACCTTCAGCATGCGAATATTGACCTAGGGATGTATTATATCCACCTTCAGCATGTGAATAACTTCCTGAAGCTGATGTTTGATATCCTTCAGCATGACTTGCTAGTCCAGATGATGTTGTATTACTACCTTCAGCATGCGAATAATCATTATAAGCTGTTGTATTAATCCCTTCAGCATGCGAATATTGTCCAATTGATGTTGCATAATATCCTTCAACATGGCTTGATAATCCAGATGCTACGGTATTATTACCTTCAGCATGTGAATATTGTCCATTTGCTGCAACATTATATCCGTTTTGAAGACTATGAGAACTATATATAAATCTAAAATTAGCATCAGCTGCTAATGAACTACCACTATTATATTGAATATAAGTATCTGAAGGAGCTACAGGTGTAGTAAAAGCATTAGAACTTGTATAATATACTTGTCCTGTGGATGAATTATATGTTAATATATTTGATTGACTAGTATTACTTAATCCTTTAACTTTTAATGAACCTGATAAATTAGTAGAACCAGTTAATGTTAATGAACCTAATAAATTAGTAGAACCGGTTATCTTAAATGGGCCTAATAAATTAGTAGAACCAGTTATTGTTAAAGAACCAGAAATAGTAATATCATAAGCTGCAGCTCCTGTAAATGCATCAACTGATTGTGAAACATGAGATGCTGATATTATTTGACCTGTTTGTATTTGAGATGAATAATTTAAAGTATTAGCCATTTTTTATTTTTAAATATTTAATTAGGAAATAATTCATGTAATTTATTAGTTACATCAACATCTGTCCATTGTCCTATTTCATCATATGCTGTTCCTTCCCATAAAATTACTAAACCTTTTCCTAAAATAAAAGCAGATACAACTTTAATATTTGGATTATCAGTTATATATGATATTTTTATTTCTGATGTATGAGTATGAGAATTATCAAGAATTTTAAAAGGATCTATTTTTATCATTTTTTTATTTTTTAATTAAACTAATCTTATTTTTAATGAGCCACTTGTATGATATAATCCACCTAATGGAACACCACCTCCTCCTGCTGAAGAATCATCAGCAAAATTTAAACTTGAGGATACGGTTGATAATATTATATAACCATTATTTTGAATAGTCATTGTTATTTCACTAGCACCAGGATTACCTATATTTACTAATGAAGATGAAGTATTTATACTAATAGTATTTCCATTTTGGTCAGAACTATGAATTTTTATTCCATCAATAGATGTTTTTACATAATTCCATAATAATGGATGTAAGAAACTAATATATTCCATTTTATTATATGTTGATTCATACCCTCCATTATTTGTAAATACATTAGCTATTTGTGATTGTTCAAAATTATTTAAATTTATTAGATTTAATAAAGAAGTTAAATATTGATTTCCTGAACTACTTATAATAGTTGATACTCCACTTGTAATTTCTATACTTGAAGATTGAAAAATAGCTCCATTAACATAATAATTAGAATTAGGATCTAAAAAACCACCTAATATAGATATGTCCTTATAATCGCCATTAAATTGATAAATACTTGAAGTAGGGTTTTGTTGTAAGTAATTACTATCTATTACTACACTATCATTCCCTGCAAATATTAAATTATTTCTATTATTATTATCAGTACCATTACCTACTATAAAAGCAGCAGGAATAGAACTTGAAATGTTATATTTTCCTTGCACATGAGAAAAATCTCCTTTAGCTATTGTATGGTAACCTTCAGCATGACTGCCGGTTCCATAAGTTATGGTACTAGTACCCTCAGTATGACTGTTAGTTCCATGAGAAATAGTATTATTACCCTCAGCATGTGAGTTTATTCCATTTGCTTGAGTTCCACCACCTTCAGCATGACTACCTAAACCATATGTTGTTGTACCAATACCTTCAGCATGGGAATAATTACCTGCAGCTAATGTTGCATTTCCTTCAGCATGGAAATAACTAGCAGTAGATGGATAAATATTTATTCCATTACTTAAACTTCCTGTTATTACTACATTATCATAAGCACTTATTGGATTACTTCCTGTCCATTGAGAAACTATTCCTTCTATATTAATACTATGTGAATTACTACTTGAAGGAAAATAAAAATTTAATGAATTATTATTTAATGAGCTAGAATAATATAAAGATTGAAAATTATTATCTACTTCATTATATGTTAATTCAGAACCTTTATTATTTCTTAATATTATACCCATTTTTATTTATAAATATGTTATAATTTGTAAATTATTATATATTATTAATATCAAATACTGTTTCAGAAAAAAAGTTTATTTGTACTTTATCATTTACTTTCTTTATTGAAGCTAAATCTTTTTGTAATATACTTGGTATTATATATCCATGTAATTTTAAACTAAAAGTACTTTTATTAAATCTTTCTTCATCTACTGGTGATGATGTATTAGTAGAAATAGAATCTATGTAAGATTGAAATAAAAATTTTTTAGGATCACCCCAATATGAATCAGATGAATAATTGATTGCTTCTAATATACTATTCATTTGTTCTATATAATAAGTAGAAACAACAAAATCATAATTTACTGTTACCCAATCAGGAATAACAGTAATATAATATTGTTTTTCAGGTAATTTTTTATTTAAAACATTAAATTGACAATAAGCATTGTTTTTATTATATGATTTAGATGTAACAGCCATATTATTTGGAAAATTAGCATCTAATTTATTACTTAAATTTCTGTTACGTTCAATACTATTCCTTTTAAAAATAATAAGAGGTAACATCATTTTTCCTGATTTATCTCTATAATATCCTTGTTTTTGTATTGTATTCCATTTTTCAGAATCTCCATATAATAGAGGTACATTTATTCTAACTTCATTATGTATAATACTAGGTTTAATTATATTTGTGATATAGTAAACAACAGCGTCATCTATATCTTGAATTCCAAGAGTAAATGCTTTTTCAGTATCCCCTTTAAAAGAAACTTGATTACCTCTTTCATTTTTATCGTAAGCAGTATCATTTGGATTTCCAATAGGTTGAAATCCAGGACCA